GTTCATTAAATCTCACTAGATCGTCTGTCTATATCTGACATCGTATGACTTGACTTAAAATATTTGTTTATAACTTCAACCTGATCATCATACCTAGCAATCTTATCCAACTCTACTTGAATTGCTTCAGTAATATCAGAGTGCTCTCCAATACCTGCTGGATGTTCCAAGTATACCTCTACGTTTGCTCTATGCTTTGCAATCTCTCCTTGTGCATGTGCTAAGACTGCTCTTAATAATTGTTCTCGCATGTGTAGTGCCATAATACTCATTCTCCTCAAGTTAATTATACATTAAAAAAGGGGGTGTGTAAACCCCCTTGTCATCTAACTCTTAGAAGCAAACTTGCGTTTTACTTTGATACCACGATACATTAGATCATGGTTTCTCTTTTGAGCTTCTGCTTGTACCATTTGACGGTACGCTTCAGAGTCGTACTTGACTCCACGGTAAGTGACTTGTGCCATTGGCTTTCTCCAAAGTAGTAGGGATTTTGGCCCCGTTCCTTCAGTCGGCATTTGCGTCCCCGTAGGGATGAACGATCCGTTCCGTGTCGGCTTACTTGCGACCTCCTATGAGGTTGAACGATTGTGTTAATACTAACACGTGCTTACTATATAGTCAAGTAGTTTTGTAACATAGACTACCAAATTACTTTTGATGCTCATGTAATAGTCTATCTCTTATACCATCTGCCTGTTCATTTTCTTCACATAACTTCATTACCCATATTCTATCTTCTAAACTCACTTCTCTTCCCAATCTTACTCTACAGCATATTTCTGACAACTTTAGTCTATGATCTTTACTGAGCATAGTCCAGTATACTAAACGATAAGTAACTCCTATCATTTATTCTTCAGGTTTCTTTTTCAATTCTTCAATCATCTCACTCACTATCTTCTCAGTGTTGTCCATAGTCTTTACAGCAAAAAGAGGAGACTTTCTATACTTATTCATCTTCTTATACACTTTAATTAATTTGTTAAGTTCTTCCTGATTTACATTCACCTTCAGTTCTTGGCCTTTAAAACCTTTACCTTCTTTCTCAATATATTCATTTATATTATTCTGAATCTCACCCTCAATAATGTCATTAATTTGATCCCTAATTTCATCACTCATCGTCCTTTAACCTCCTTTTTCTTCTCTTTTTTTCGGGTGGTTTAACATTCCATAAGTTAGGTCTGATAGTACCATGTCCATAACTAATTGATTTAACTGCACCCTTTCCATACTTATCATAATACATATCAAACACATTTGCCATCTTCTCTGAGCGAGTCACATCTAAATGTTCCTTACCATCTACAATATAAGTTACATTAAATGCATCACTAGGAAGTTGTTTATCCTGTGCTTTATCTGGTGTAGTTTTTTCTAGAACAATTTGACATGAATATTGTGCTGTATTATTTTCAATTTGTTTTGGTGGTTCTGCTTTCTTTTCTGTCTTTGTGGTCATGAACGTCCTCCCCATTGGATGTCTGGATATGCTTTCTTAACCATATCATAGGTAATATTATACTTCTCTTCAAGAGCTTTGTCTTTTACTAAACAAATTATCTCTGCCTCTTCAGGGTGAAGTCCCTCAAGCATCTGAATGAACATTGTTTCTCTACGCATTGAACTAAGACTATCATTACCACCCTTTACAAAGTGATAAAGATTTCTCCACTCTCTACGTAATGAAGTATGGTCTGTACCAACAGGAACCTCATTCTTATTATAGGGAACTTCACCCTCAGGAATCATTGAGACAACTGTTTGATCAAAATTCCAAATAAGAATAGATTTCAAAGCATCAGTTGAATACTCTTCTAAAATTTCTATTTTCTTTGCCTTGGTTCTTTGCTTATCTACAAGTGCAAGAACTTCATGTATAAAAGGATTAGGAGGGAGTTTAACTCGTGTCTTCCTAGTCGTCGTCTTCTTCGTCTGTGTCATGTGTTTCAATTCTTAGGGCTAAAATTTCATCGGGAAGAACATTCCCATTTGCGTCAAACATCTCTGGATGAGTATAGACTACTGGTGGAGTAGTTTCATATGAATGCTGTCTTGCCATCCATCCTATCATACCTCCAACTAATAATGCAAGTATAGACATTACTGTCATAAGTGTCAATGATACTACAAGTGTTTCAGACATGGCACTCCTCCAGTGAGTTTATTTTTTTCTGATGTCGAAGTAAAAATCAAAGTGAAAAATAATTTCTCTATTCCATAGAGCAATTAAATTTCCGAATTTTACTCGAAAGGTTTTAGGTTTTTCGGGTTGTTTCCTCCTTCTCAACAATAATTCCACACCCCGATTGATGTCGGGTTTGTCTTTATTTAGAGTTTTTTTTGCGTCTTCCTGGTCTTCGGTCATGACTATACCTCACTGCATCTTCAAGAATACCCGCAAGGTATGCTTGTATTTTACGTGCTTTAGGTTTAGGAATATGTCCATAAGCCTCACGTAGTTGTTTATGATTGTTGTCAGCACCTCCTTTAATATATTCTTGAAGTTCTAACAGTTGGTCAGAGATTTCCTTCGCAGTAGAACTATGAAGGAAAGCATCAACTTCTTCTTTTTTAGTTTTACGATACTTTAAAAACTCATAAAATTTAAGTTGCATCTTACCATCAAACGCAAGTTCAATGGCATGTTCGATCATGTCATAAACTGTTTCAAAGTCGTCAACTTTTTTCATTAGACTATTTTATTCTCCTTAAGATACTTAACTGTCTCAGTACATCCACCGATGTGCTGGATATCATTTATTACAACCTGAGGAAATGTAGATCCTTGACCGAACTGGTGGTAAAAACCTTCTCGATTAAAATCCTCACCTAAAGTATAAGTGACATGTTCTAACTTAGATAACTGTAACACCTGTTTAACCTTATCGCAATAAGGACATCCATTTTTAGAATAAACAGTAAACTTCATATTACCTATTAAAAATTTATTTATTATTAGCAACTACTGAGGCCCAATCGGCATCAAATAATTGCAGTCCTTTGTCTGTAAGAACATGATTATACATCTTCTCAAAGACTGTTGGTGGCATCGTTACTACCTGAGCACCAAGGGCAAAAGAAGTAGAGACTGCTTTCACTCCTCTTATAGATGCAGATAGAATCTGAGTTTTGATCCAATGCTTACTAAAAATCTCAGCAATGTCACTGATTACATCTAACCCATTAACTGAGTTATCGTCAAGTCTTCCTACAAATGGTGAAACATATGTTGCTCCTGCCTTAGCAGCAAGTATTGCCTGTGCAGCATCAAAAATCAATGTAACATTAACCTTCGTACCATCTTTTGATAACTGATTACAAACATAAAGACCATCTGGTGTACAAGGAACCTTAATGGTTGCTACTTCTTGGAACTTAGAGGCAAGCCTACGACCCTCAGAGGTCATCTCTTCACGACTTCCTACTACTTCCATACTAATGTCTCTTACACCTGCTTCAGCGAGTTCCTGATACACATCTTCAGGATCTCTACCACTCTTCATAATCAGAGTTGGGTTAGTGGTCACCCCATCAATCAACCCAGTCTCAAAATGTTTAGTGATAATTGAGACATCGGCTGTGTCTAAAAATATTTTCATAAGAATAATTTATCTAGAGTATCTATAAAAAGAGATAAAAAAAGAGACCCTTTTGTGAGGGTCTCCTTATTGTAACAGGTTGTTTGAATTTTATCAACCAATAGAAGGAGCAACAAGTGCAACTTCACTAGTGTCTGCAGCAGCAAGGTCTAGTGGGAAGTTGTGTGCATTTCTTTCATGCATAACTTCCATACCTAAGTTTGCTCTGTTAAGAACATCACCCCAAGTAGGAACAACCTTACCAGATGTGTCTACGACTGACTGGTTGAAGTTGAAACCGTTAAGGTTAAACGCCATTGTGCAGATACCCATAGAGGTTAACCATACACAGATAACAGGCCATGATGC